CCTGCGCTTCAGCACGATCCCGCGAAGATGGAAGACGTGAACACCGAGTCCGAGGATCACGCCGCGGACGAGTGGCGCTACGCTTGTATGTCGAGACCGTTCCACCCGAAGATCGTGGCCATTCGGCCAGAGGTGAAGGTGGGATACTATAGTAATAAATCGAAGGCTCCGGGGGACTGGAAGTCCTACTAGGGCGGGTCCGGAAGCGGGTCCGGAACAACAGAGGGTTTATCCCATGGCTTGGAAAGCCGAGGTACAGGTGATCTCCACCGGGAACTGGGACGGGAACCGTCTCCTTTTCGCCTCCAAGGAGGAGGCCGAGGGCTACGGCCATGACCTTAGTCATGACCAACCGGGAGTCCTGGGCTGGCGCGTGGTCGAGGACTTTGGGGACCCCAATTATATCTGGGAAGACGGTAAAATCGAGCCCATACCCGGGAAAACACTCTAGGGGCTTCGCCCCCACTCGGACGAGGTGGAAGGGAGTTCGCTATGGCGAATGCTATCTATCCGATTTACAAGCAAAACCTCTTGGCCGGAACGGCCGGATATGATCTTGATAATAATACAGTGGCCGACGGGCCCTACCTCGCCCTGATCGACACCGGGACATACACCTACAGTGCTTTGCACGACTTCTACAACGACCTCTCGGGAATCGTTGGGACCGACCAGCGCTTGGCGAATCCAAGCGTGGTCAATGGGACTTTCGACGCGGCCGATCTGTTGTTCACTTCGGTAACAGGGCCAACTATAGAGGGTTTTGTTATCTATAGGCATAACTCGGGCGCGAATACTACTTGGCCGCTGGTCGAATACTACGACCAGCCCGGGGGCGGCCTCCCACTGACGCCGAACGGCGGGAATATCACTGTCACTTTTAACGCGCTCGGCATCTTTACTATCTAGGAGAGGGCCGTGGCCCCCAAGGACAACCTCAAACAGCCCGGTGAGGCCCTCTTTGAGGCCTTTGGCCGCTCTGCGGCGGGCCACCCTCCCGACGAGGTTATTTCGGCCGCGATGAATATAGTGCTAAATGTTGTGCGGCAGCGATCTTCGCGCCGGACCGAGGCGATGCAAGCTATGAACGAGCTGTTTGGGAGGTCAATGGACGCCCTCATGCAGCACTACGACGGGACTACGGATCGGCGGCGAAGTGTGGTGCCGTTTGATCAGGTGATTACGGTGGAACACTCGAGGTTCCAGACCACGTTCGGTAGGTTAGGCAAAAATGGCCATACTTAAAAACCGCGCGGGCGTAGCCACTCCTACAGTTGGCACTGGGACTATGACTGTCGGGGCCGCGCTGACAGCCGCCCAGAATCCGAACGCGGCCAGTTGGCAGACTCCGGCCAACGCGGGCGTAGTTAACGGGGATATAGTTCGGTATTTGGTGCTGGACTCGAACGGGGCTTGGGAGTATGGGCTGGGCACGTATTCGAGCACCGGACCTACGGTTACTAGGGCCGCGGGCTCGATGAATGGCAGCGTAGCCGGACAAAAGTCGTCCACAGGGGCACTTTTAGCGCTCTCGGGCACTGCCCAGATCTTTATCGCGGCCATTGCAGAGGATATCGGGGACGTTTTTCTCGCGGCGAACAACGTTTTCACTGGCACGAATACGTTCAGGAATGGAATTACACTATCTACGGCCGCGGCCTTAACGCTGGCTCTTATGGAGGAGTACAGCACTACATTTGGCGCGACGCTGCTTATGCGACGCAGTAAGAGTAACACTCTTGGTGGGCACGCCGCGGTCGCACTGAATGATATTCTAGGGTCACTTCAGGTCGAGGGCAGCAACGGCTCGAGCTTTCTACCGGGTGGCCGCATTGACTATATCGCGACCTCCGCGCCGGGCGGATCTGGTGTTCCATCTAAACTTACTGTTGCTGTTGGTCAGATAAGCAGTGGTGCGTCCGTAGTTGCAGCGGTATTCACGCCGCAGAACGGGCAGTTTCTGCTTGGTGCCACTGATGGTACCGCTGCGAGCGCGGGCCAGGTAGGTGAGACACTCGGTGGTAACGGCGGAGTGGTCGCGTGCGCGGCCGGAGCAGCTACATCACTGGCAACCATTTCACTTTCACCGGGAGATTGGGATGTCTGGGGCTGGATTACAGGCGGGCCGGGCTCTACGACCGCGAGTAGCTATGTGCTGGGGCTGATAGGTACTGTGCTCAATTCGGGCGGGTCGGGCCAAGTCTACAATAGTTCCTACGCTAGTCCAGCTGGAGATGTGCTGTTCGGACTGGTGCCGTTCGTGTCGCGGAGCGCATCTGTTCAGACCTTCTATGTTAATATCCAGCCATCAGCTGCTGGTAACTTTATCGGAAACTGGATCGCCCGTCGGGTACGCTAAAAGGAGCCATTCCTATGGCAGCACTAACCTATGAACAGTCAGCTGAACTGATGAAGGACCCAGTTTTTATTGGCCGGGTCAAGGTGTCCTGTCTGAAGTACGCCACCTTCATCTTTGACGAGCCCGTCTCGACGGCGGGACACGCGAGCCGCCTGCGGTGGGCGCAGAATACCTATACAGTTCCTGACTCCGCTGCCGCGGTGGCTACACCTCCAGTGGTTATGGATGGGGCAGTCCAGAACGCGGGCGCGGCTATTACCGATGCGGCACTACAAACCACGGTCGAGACTGTCGTCAACAAGATGATCTGAGTGATGCTGAATGCTCGGTCATGCAGGCCTAGGCCAACCAAATCTTGCCGCGCTCGGCATTGGGCTGGTCACACCCAGCCAGGATATCGCCGCAGGGCTGCTGACCAACACTCAGACCTTCTTCGCTCCGGTACTAGCGAATGAGGCAGCACAAAACCTAGACGTTGCCCTGTTCAATGAGGGTGATGTTTTCTACGTACCGGACATCGTAGTTGATGCGCTACCGAACCAGATACTTGTAGCGCACTTCGACGATCCAGACTTGTTTTATGCGCCACTCTTGGCGTTCGAGGCCGCACAGAATATCAATGTTGGACTGTTCGTCGATGCTGACACTTTCTACGCTCCGACCGTCTTCGCTGAGGGCACGCTGCTCAACATCACTGTTGGGCACCTTGCCAACCCGAACGAGTTTCTCGCCCCGACCATTGTCCAGGCGGACAAGGAGCCGGTGTATACCTATCCCACTGGAAGGGGGCTCTACTCCGATTATGGTATCCGGGCCTCGATGACGTTCTACAAGCGTAGAATGATTATAGGAAGACGCTGATGCCGAGTTACCAAGCCAGTCAAGAGGGCGAGGGTCCGAGCCGCCGAAGCTTCCTCGGCGGGATGGCTGCAGGCGTGGTAGGAGCGACCCTTCCCGCGCAAGGGCGCACGGGATATAGGCTGATTGAGTACTCGAATGGGGACGAGGAGGGCTATTGGAGCCTTGAGAAGTGCAAGCGATGCTATATGGACTATCTCGGCTCGAAGACCGAGGAAATTGATGAGCAGAAAGTTGCTCGGCAGTACCGGCACGGGGCACAGTGGACACCAGGGCAGGTTGAAATCTTTAACCTGCGGCGTCAGCCGGTTGTCACTTACAACCGGATCGGGAGGAAGATCGACTCCATTGTGGGGCTGATGGAGAAGATCAAGCAGGACCCGAAGGCGTACCCTCGGAATCCGCGCGCGACGGATGAGATGGGGGCCGAGCTGGCCACTGCCTGCGTGCGGTATGTGGTCGAGAGCGACCTCCGCGAGTCGCGCTTTCCGTTCGCGATCGAGAACGGCGCTGTCGATGGGATCGGCGGCGTAGAGATGATGTTGGTTAAGGGGGACAAAGGTGACACTGATGTTGGTTTTGCAGGCGTTAAAACTGATAGCTTCTTCTATGATCCTCGCTGCTTCGATCATGACTTTAGCGATGCTCGTTATATGGGTACTGGTAAGTGGTTGGACATGGAGGATGCGATACAGCTTGCGCCCAGTAAGGCTGTTGCCAAGCAGATTGAGGATCAGAACCAAAGCGGATCAGAGTTGACGAGTCAACCCGATCGCGAGCGGCGATGGTTTGACACTGACCCGACGCACAAGCGCGTGCGGGTAGTTGATATCTGGTACAAGTGCGAGGGCGAATGGAGATGGTGCTTATTTACGGGCTCGTTGAAAATCGACGAAGGGAAGGGGTACTTCTTCAACGAGAAGAACGAGATGATCTGCAAGTATATCATGTTCTCGGCGTTCGTAGATCACGACGGGGACCGCTATGGCTTTCCTCGTGGCTTAAAGAGCTCTCAAGACGAGGTAAATCAACGGCGGTCCAAGGGCCTCCATGAGCTCAACTCCCGAAGGATCAAAGCCGAAGACGGTGCCTTCAGTGACATCGAGGTCACTCGTCGAGAGGCTGTGCGGCCAGATGGGGTTGTCATATACAACAAGGGCTTCGAGATGGAGTTCGACGATCAAGCCCGGATCGCCAACGTCGAAGGCCAACTCAAGTTCCTCGAAGACGCCAAGAACGAAATAGAGAACTTCGGGCCGAACCCGGCCCTGATAGGGCAAGGGCTGGAGTATAAGAGCGGGCGGGCGATTAACCTGCTTCAGCAGGCTGGTATTGCCGAACTCGGCCCCTTCGTGATTAATGTGAAGAACTGGAAACTGCGTCTTTATCGGGCTATCTGGTGCGCGATCCAGCGGTATTGGACCGCAGAGCGCTATATCCGGGTCACAGACGACGAGGGCATCGCGCAGTTGGTGCAGATCAACGGGGTGGGCCTTGATGAGATGGGTTACCCGCGTTTAGTTAACGCGGTCGGCCAACTGGATGTTAACTTCACACTGGATGAGGGTCCTGACGAGGTTAACATGATGGGTGACTCGTATGATACCCTGGTCGCGCTGACCGCCCAGGGCGCTAACATTCCTCCCCAAATCCTCCTTGAACTTGCTCCGCTTCAAGCCAGTTTGAAGCGGAAGCTTTTGGCGCTGATCGAGAAGCCCGACCCGGTGAAGCAGCAGGCCCAGCAAATTACCATTGCTGGCGAAGCTGCCAAGGTAGACGAAACCAAGTCCAAGACGGCCCTTAACATTGCCACTGCCCAGGAGAAGCAACAGGGCGGGGCCCACGGGATCATCGAGCGGCAGATGGACATGGCTGGCAAAGCCCAAGAACACCAGATGAAGCGTGAGGAACATGGACTAAAGATGCAAGAGTCCATGGTTAAGGTGCAGGGTGCTCGCGAGGTCGCGCAGATCAAGGGCGCGACCGAGTTCGATAAGATGCAGACCACCCGGGCCAAGGGCCAACAGGACTTGGCCATGGGCCAGGCCAAGAATGTGATGAGCCTGCAAGCGCAGAGGGACAAGCATGTCCAACAGCTCAAACAACAGGCCCAAAAGGCTACAGGCAAGAGCCCAAAGGGTTTTGCCGAGGGCGGAAGACCTGCCCCCGGCGAGACTGCGATCGTTGGTGAGAATGGCCCGGAGCTGTTCGTGCCTGACGTGTCGGGTACAATCGTCCCTCGCCGAAAGACAGGTTCACCCTACGACCCCTATATCGAGTCACACGCTCGCCGCGCGGGTGTTGATCCCGCACTTATGCGACGGATCATGCAGATTGAGTCCGGGGGAGACCCTCGTAACACAACTGGAAGCTATCGCGGCCTGTTCCAGATGTCCTGGCCTGAGTTTAAGAAGTATGGGGGGCAGGGAGATATCTATGCTCCTGAGCCCAATGTCGCAGCCGCGGCGAATAAGATAGCTGCGGAGTCCGCTGCATTTCAGCGGCGGACTGGGCGGGCCCCGACGCCCACCGAGATTTATATGATCCACCAACAGGGTGAGGGCGGGTCCGCTGCGCACTTCGCGCGCCCGAACGCCCCAGCCTGGCAGAATATGTATTCGACCGCCGAAGGGCAAGAGAAGGGGGCTGGTTGGGCCAAGAAGGCTATCTGGGGTAACATCCCCGACGCGCTTAAGGCGCGATTTGGGAGTGTTGATAATGTCACGAGCAAGGACTTTACCGATCTCTGGAAGGCAAAAGTTGAAGGTGGAGAACTTCCGACAGGCGGTGGGACTACGGCTGTGGCAGGAGCATCAGGAGCGGCGGCTCGGCCGCGGGACCAGGGCATCCAACTCGCCTCACTTCTCTCCAACGCGGGGGGAGGTTCCGCCGGGCCCGCGAAAAGTCTAGACGACCTCGGACCTACGTTCCCAAGATTCACCGATAAGCTCGGTGAAAGTATACTCTCTGGGAGGTACTAATGGTCGAACGTGTCATCTATGCGCTGATCTACATCTGTGGCATCGCGCTCTGTTACTTTCTAATTATCTGGGTGCTGGGCGCCATCGGGCTTCACCTGCCAGCGATGGTGGTCAACATCCTGTTGGTAGTGCTGGTGTTAGTAGCTATCTTGGTGCTGTGGCGACTGTTCGCCGGGTCCGGGATTAGGCTGTGGCCAAATCCCTAAGGAGTTTACCCCAATGCCTCTTGTGCCGGGTAAAAGTCGGGAAAAAATCTCGACTAACATACGTACCGAGATCGCCGCGGGCAAACCGCAAAAGCAAGCCGTGGCAATTGCCCTGTCTAAGGCCCGCGAAAGTGTGGTGCCTAAGCGCCGCGGAGGCATTGACAGCCTTCGCCCGGGAGATTATCGAAAACGCTAGAGGCGGCGACACGCCTCACGCTTGCCGGAAGCGAAATGTCCGGCCTCGTACACGCTACGATACAGCGAAAGGTAGGCTAAGATGGCAGATGAAAACGAGAGAACGCCCGAACAACTGCAAGCAGAGATGTTTGCGGATGCTCAACTAGCACCACAGCCAGAGCCACCACCTGCTCCGGAGCCGCCTGCGGCACCAGTGGTTACTCCGGCTGTGCCGACTCCCGACCCAGAGGCCAATATTCCGTCGTGGCGCCTGCGAGAGGAGTCCGAAGCTCGAAGAATTGCCGAGAACAATGCAAGACAACTTGCTGAACGTCTTGCTGGTATCGAGGCCTCACTCCGCCGGGAGGAGAAACCCCCGGATTTCTTCGAGAACCCCGACCAGGCTGCGCAAGCCTTGCTCATGAAGACGCTTCAGCCGTTCGCGGAAGAAACCCGCAAAACGCTGATGCACATGGGTAGGATGCTGGCGTATTCCACGCACGGGCAAGACAAAGTGCTAGAGGCTGAGAAGGCGTTTATCGAGGCCAAGAATAACGAGAGCCTCGATGTTGCGGACTACGAGAAGGTCGTTACCTCACCCAATCGCTATGACGAGGTCGTCAAGTGGCATCGTCGGCATGAGGCACTTAAGACTGTGGGGGACGATCCGTCAGCCTGGTTTGAAAGCCAGTTGACGGCCAGGTTGGCCGATCCCGCGTTCGCGGCCAGTCTGATTGAGAAAGTCCGAGGCGGAGCTGCCGTCGCTCAACCTACTGCAGTAAGATTGCCACCGTCGCTCTCTAAGAGCACCGCCGCCACAGGTAATGGGGTTGGGGTGCTCGGTGACCTGAGCGATAAGAGCCTATTCGAGTACGCGTCGGGCAAGTTCGAACGACCCGGATAGGTGAATGTCTGGCTATGTCCGTTTCGGATTGAGCCATACAGAGCATGAAGAGGAGTTACGGCTATGGCCGTGACAACTATCGAGAACAATAATAAGCTGGTCCGGTATACCCAGGACATCAACCGGGAAGCTTATCGGCAGAATATGTTCTCGCCCTACATGGGCGAAGGCCTGACCGCGATCATTCGCACGCGCAGCGAATTGAAGGCGGGCGGCGAGGACATGAATATCCCGATGGTCACCAAGCTGCGTGGTAAGGGCGTGGCCACTGAGACCCTCGTCGGGAACGAAGAGAAGATCGACAACTACGGTATGCGCCTGCGGATTGAGTGGGCACGTAACGCTGTGGTCACAACCAAGGCGGAGTCCCAGAAAGACTCAGCCGACATCTTTGGCCTCGCGAAGCCGTTGCTGAGCGATTGGTTCAAGGAGCTTCAACGCGACGAGCTTATCGCCGCGCTGATGTCACTCCCGACCGAGACACTCCCGGCGTCTTCGTCCGGGGTGAGGGTGAATGGTATCCAGTACGACCTGGCTTCGGCCGCGCAGCGTGATTCGTGGAATGCTCAGAACTCGGACCGTATTCTCTATGGTGCGAGCACTCTGAACTTCAACGCCAACCACGTCACCGCGCTCGCGACGCTGGATACGGCTGCAGACAAGTTCACCGCTACGAACCTGTCACTGCTCAAGCGTATTGCGCAGAACGCAGACCCGAAAATCCGTCCCTACAACACTGTGGACGGGTACGACCACTACGTAGTGTTCGCCGGCACGAATACCTTCAGGGACCTCAAGCTGTCTCTGGAGACCATCAACAAGGACGCACGACCCCGCGAGCAAGCGGGGCTCAAGAACCCTATCTTCCAAGACGGGGATCAGATGTACGACGGCGTGATCGTCAGGTGTGTGCCTGAGATCAGCTCGTTCGTTACCAACGTCTGGACGAACCTGCTCACCGCAGGTACCACCAACGCTCGGGTAGAACCCGTCTTCCTCTGTGGCCAGCAAGCCGCAGTGATTGGATGGGGTCAGATGATCAAGCCCACGTTCCGCAAAGAGGACGACTACGGCTTTATCACTGGTACCGGCGTCGAAGCCGCTTACGGCATCGCCAAGATGTTCAAGAGGCACCCACAGCAAGGTACCGCGCTCAAGCAGTGGGGCGTGGTTACTGGGTTCTTCGCCTCGGCTGCAGACTAACGGAGGACCTGAAAATGGTAACTTCTCTTAATAACCAGGTCCCCGCTCGTGAGGCTGGCTACGAAATGGTGCAGTACCTGGCTGCACGTGCGACCGTGGCAGCGGGAGTGGCCAACAAGTCGATCAAGATGGGCGTGCTCCCTGCTGGCTCGATCATCGTAGCTGTCGCCTCTCGCGTCGTGACCGCCGTAAGCGGGGGTACTCCCGCCGCTGGTATTGGTCTTTCGACGGGCGCGGCGAGCGAGTTGTCGGGTGCGTTGACTGTCACCGCTGGAAGTCAGTTCATCCCGCCAGCAACTACGACCGGCGGCCCTCTTGCCGTCGATACTGATGTGTGGCTCAATGTGAGCGGCGGCGCTACCGCAGGCGATGTGGTTGGTAGCGTGCTGTTCATCAAGCCCCTGGCCTAAGGGGCCTTGGCCCGATGGTGACAGCGCTCAACAGGCAGGTTCCCGCCCGGGAGACCGGCTTCGAAATGGCCCAGTTTATCTGTGGCCGCGTCGCAGCCCTTTCGAGCGGGGCCGAGGTAATGGCCTCTATAGGGAAACTGCCTGTTGGCGCAGTCCTCATCGGGATTGTATCACGAGTTGTTACAGCGTTCAACGGCGCGGTAGATGTCGAGAACGAGAACCTTGTGGCCGTACTGGCCACGACGGCGGGCAGTCAGATCGTGATGCCCGACGCCGATAGCGGTGGGCCGTTGCCCTCCGATACCGAGTTCTATGTTACTGTCTCTGGTGGGGCTACGACAGGATTGGCATACGTGTCAGTACTGTACTACAAACCAGTTAAATAGGAGGAATGAATGCCTACGATTACGTGGAAAGGCGTTGGCGACGACGGCCCCGAAGAGACCGAAGGGTTCAAGGGGATGAAGTTCAAGAAGGGCGAGGCGGTCGAGTGTGATAATCCGGAGGTCCTCGCGCGAGCGGCGCGTAATCAGTACTTTGAGGTGTCGGGCTGGGAGCCCGAAGCCAAGGAGGACAACCCGACCTACGACGTGACCAAGGAGGTTACGGTTAAGCCGCCCTCTCAACAGAGCGCACAGCATCCTGTGGCCAAGCACGGTGACGTGAAGACACTCGAGGCCACGCTACCCAACCCTCCCGATCCGGTAGTTCCACCGGCCGAGGGCGAGAGTCAAACGACGAAGTCGGGCTTCAAGCCCATTCCGCTCAAGTAGGAGCTTGCTCCCATGGCCCTGTTTACATCTGTGCAGCCAAGCATCAGGGCGAGGATTCTTCCTCGCTTTCCTGCCCAGGTGTTGGCGGGGAACGGAATGGTCATCACCAAGTCCGGTGGCAAGTATATCTTCGAGGTGAAAGCGTTTGCGGACATCCCGCTTGGCGCACTTCAAGATATGCCACCGAACACTCTGGTAGGCCGTGATGGCCCTGACGAGGGATCACCGGGAGTTATTACTGTAGGCGGTGGTATCGCCTTCACGGGCGGGGGCGGCATTGAGCTATCCCACAACCAGCGCGCGCGGTCTGCTGTAGTGGCCTTCGCCCCGCCTACGGTGGGCGCTTTTCAAGACTTCGTGGTGCCACTATCCTGTACGATTACCCAGGTTACTATGCTTGGTGATCCTGTCGGCTCGGCGGTGCTCGATCTTAGAAAATCGAATTTTGCCAACTATCCACCCAATGCGGGCAACAGTATCTGCGCCACGGCGAAGCCGGAGATAGTCTCGGGCATCAAATACCAAGACAGCGTGTTAACGGGTTGGAATAAGAACGTTGTCGCAGGGGACATTGTAAGGCTGATCGTGGAGTCTACGACCGGGTTCACCCGACTGTCGTTCAGTGTCGATGTGGAGACACTATGAAGACCACCAAGACACGGCAAGAGCTTATCAGAGAGGCGGCAGACAAGTTGAATATTGTCGGGACCGGACAACCGCTGGAGGCGGATTATGCGGTCAAACTCGATAATGCGCTCGACCCGCTGTTTATGCAACTCGCTGCCGATGGCATAGCCAGTGTGGTGAATGACACGAGTATCCCGAGTGAGTGGTTCGACTCGATCGCGGGCCTGTTGGCGAATATCTGCGCGCCAGTGGGCGGTAAAAACTTTGATCCCCAGATCAAACAGTACTATGAGGCCATGTTGAAGCGGGTTAATGCGATGGGACCTACGTATAACGTACAGGATGCTGAGTACTTCTGATGCCGAGTATTGTGTTCCCGCCCACGTCTAACCCCGGGCTCCGTCCACAGGAGTCTGCGGGACGGCTCGTCAATGCCTTTGCCGAGAAGGCGCTTGTGGGTGCCCCGTCGCAGATTATCCACCGTCGATCTGCGGGCCTGCTCCGCATGGCCCAGACCTTTCTCAGTATTCATACGAGGGGGTTTCTCGATGTCGGATCTCTCTGTATTTGGATGCTTGACGAGAGGGTACTCGCGTTCGCGAGCGATTTTGCGGTGGCCGACCTTGGAACTCTCTCTGGAACCGAGCCCGTTACCACAGCTCGAAATAATGCTACGCCGAAACAGAATGTCGTGGTCACCGAACTCGGTTGTTTCAACCTGTTCGACAGCGGCCCTCCTACTGCGTTTGCCGATCCTGATCTCCCGGCGTCCCCCACGAGCGTATGCGACTTTGAT